TTTAACCAGTTATTAGCAGCGTTTAATGCATCTACAGGACACACGCATGATGGAACTGCGGGTGATGGTGGACCTGTAACTACACTTAGAGATGCAGATGCATTAAATAAAATACTTGTAGACACAAGTAATAATCATTTAGAATTTTATGTAGAAGTATCTTCAGCTGCAGTACAACAGATAAGAATACAGGATGGTGCTATTGTACCTATTACAGATAGTGATATAGACTTAGGAACTTCCTCTCTTGAGTTTAAAGATTTATTTATAGATGGTACAGCAAATATTGATGCTTTAGTGGCCGATACAGCCGATATAAACGGTGGTACGGTAGATGGGGCTACCCTTGGTACCAATAGTGCTATAACACAGGCTGTAATAGATAATATAAATATTAATGGTGCAACTATAGGGCATACTTCAGATACAGAT